AGTAAAGATAGTATCGCAAGACCAAAAGCGAAACGCAATCTTTTTTCAAAAGACCCTCGTATGCAAGGTATATAATCTAATAACACTTATAGTTTTTTCCTATGGATTAAACATAATACATATTAGTAATAAAAAGGGAGAAATCTTATGTGGAAGAAACCCGAAGTAAGAGAGGTCTCCGTAGGTTTAGAAATTAATTGCTACGCTTGCGCCGAGATATAACAAAGAAAGGGAACAGACAAAGCTGTTCCCTTTTTTTATTGGCCTGCTCGGTAGGATTCGAACCTACGACCTACGGTTTAGAAGACCGTTGCTCTGTCCATCTGAGCTACGAGCAGATATGTAGAAATCAAAGTGTACAGGCCATTTTTTGCCGTTCTTATCTTTCTCAAAATTAATTCGTAGAGACCAATAGCTTCTATACTTTAATTGGTATTCTCTAATTGTTTCTAGGTGAGTAAATGGTATTTTAAAATTACCATATGTTTTTAAGATGTGTAAAGCAACCTTTTCTAGGTCACTTTGTTTTTTATATCTACTAATAATATTTGATTGTGCCACTTCATAATTCTCCTCATGGCTGTAGAAATATTTATAATTGGTCGGAGTGGTAGGATTCGAACCTACGACCCTTGCGTCCCAAACGCAATGCGCTACCAGGCTGCGCTACACTCCGTTATTTGATTATTTTAAATAAAGAGGACCTGTCCATTGAATAGGGTAGTTACCCTTTAGAACATTACCTCTCGGTGAGTTTAAAGCAGGTGCATTGTAACCAGCGGCTTTCAATACATCACCTTTTACGAAGTGTTTAAAATCTTCTTTTACGATAAAACAAAAAACACCAGTATCTTGTACAATCTTAATGTACTTTTTACCTTCTTTAATTTTTGTTTTAGAATCCCAATTATCAACTTGTTCTTTACAGTAGCCAGTTAATTCTTTGCCACCCATAGTTGACCATTTTTCATAATCTAGTTTAGCACCAGCCATCAAGTTCTTAATTCCTTCGTCTAGTGTTTTAGCAGTTTGATTTACATTTATCATAGTGTTTTCTCCTTTTTAGTTTATCTGTAATATATCGCAAAAGTATCAGCGCCATTCATATGACAAAATGATTGTGGTCTGATATAGTGCATTTGTAAGCCAGTTTTATATTGTGTTTTAAAACCAGATTTTCCTCTGTATCTGTATCTAATTTTTTTTGCATTTTTTTGAGCAGATACTTCTTTAAAATAATTTAAATATTTAATTGGTATATTTGAAGCAATACAAGACCCTTGGTATTTAAAAGGGTCTATCATATGTTTAAGTATTAGAGGATTTACAACTCTTTCAAATACTTTTCTTTGTCTTGTTTTCATTATTGATTTCCTTTCATAGTGTATAATGTTATTATACCAGAAATTAACATGATTGTCAAGCAAATAAAGAACATTGTCCAATTTTCTTGTCCTAGACAATGACCGCCACAATCCTCGATTGAACCAACTGCCATAATAGCAGCCAGAATTGTTGTAATACTAAAAAATGTGTTCATAGTGTTTCCTTTCTTATTATGTGTCCATTATACCACAACTAAATATAGAAAGCAAGCACTATTTTAAAAAAAATGCAAGAAAAAACCCTTATAAATCAACACTTTTTAACTTTTTTTGTTCTACTTTTGTTCTTTTTTGTTAATTCTTGCAGTTTTTCAACAAAAAATGAGCGAATCGAGTGCAAATGGTCGCCTGATTACGAAAAAATCGGCGAATCAGCGTTAGATTCACTTGACGATATGCGAAAAATACAAATTGAGCAGATGAAAGCCGCTTGTAATTTCTAATATAAATAGTTTTAATGAAAAATTGTTACAATTGTGGACATTCTTGTCATTGTGGCTCGGATTGTGTTCAAAATCACAAAGACGGCGATGGAAAAGACATACAAATTGTTTGTTGCAAAAATTGTAGATGTCAAAACGATTGGGAAGATGAAATAAAATACTATTAAGGAAAATTATGGCAAAAATGAGATTATTTAAGTTTTGGAACGCAGATGGCGTAGAAAAAGAAAAAGAAGAAATCAGTTTAAAGAAAGCGACAAGAGCTGTACAAGGTGATTTTAAAGATAAAGAGATAAGTGTTGAATATATCAGCAAAAAAGGTAAACAGATGTGTCATTCTATAATCATACCAATTGGTAGAAAGTTAAGACAATCAATTTTACAAGAAAAACAAAGATTAGCCTTAAAAGCAAAATTGGCTAGATAGATGATTGGTAAGTTTACTATTCTTAAAGATAAAAGAGTATTAAAGTTTACAAACTTTGATGACATACCAATATCGTTTAATCATGTAGTATCTTTTGAGCCTGATTATCCAGAACCACCTCATACAGAGGAACAACATGAAGAAATGTCAACATATCAATCTAAATTAGAGGAGTTATTAAATCGTGCCAGCGGTAACTAGAATAGGTGACGCAGATGTGGCTCATTGTTCAGGAATGACAAGAGCTGCTGGGTCAGGAAATGTAAGAGCAAATGGTATTGGCATATCTCGACAAGGAGATAACAATACAGGACATTTATTGCCTGGTGTGCCATGTCCTTCTCATTCTGCTCCGATAGCAAGTGGTTCATCAACAGTTTTTGTGAACGGCAAAGGTTGTGGTAGAGTTGGTGATGGAATATCTGGTTGCACAAGTGTAGCAGCAGGTTCTCCTAATGTTTTCTCAGGTTAATTTAAAAAACCATTATAAATATTACCGATATGGCAAACTATGACGCTTTAAACACTAATAAAAGTAAAAAATCAGTCAGGACTTATAAAGACCTAGACTTAAATTTTACACGACATCCTGTTACAAATGATGTAGTAAAAATTGAAGATGTTGAAGCAGTAAAAAGAAGTGTTAGAAATTTAGTTAATACACAATTATATGAAAGACCTTTTCATCCAGAATTAGGTTGTGGTGTTAGAGATTTACTTTTTGAAAACTATACACCAATGACAGGTATTTTTATTAGAAGAAAAATTGAAGAAGTATTATCTAATTATGAGCCAAGAGCAAATGTTTCATCAATAGGTGTAAACGAACAACCTGATAGAAACGGTATAGATGTGGTAGTAAATTTTTATGTGTTGAATTTACCAAATCCTGTTTCTGTTACAACAACACTACAAAGAATTAGGTAAGTAAATGGCGTCCAACAAATTAACAGTATCAGATTTTGATTTTGATAATGTCAAAGCAAATTTAAAAATATTTTTACAAGGTCAATCAGAGTTCCAAGATTATGATTTCGAAGGTTCTGGTTTTTCTATTCTTTTAGACACACTAGCTTACAATACACACTATCTAGGTTTTAATGCTAATATGTTAGCAAATGAAATGTACCTAGACTCAGCAGACATAAGAAAAAATATTGTTTCTTTAGCAAAGATGTTAGGTTATACGCCAACATCTTGTAGAGCTTCTAACGCAGTTTTATCAGTAAAGGTAAATAATGTGCCTAATACTACTACATCATTAACAATTGATAAAGGTACAGTTTACACAACATCAATTAGTGGACAATCTTATCAATTTGTAACAAATCAATCATACACAATTCAACCTAATGCTGGTGTTTTTCAATTTGATAATGTTAATATATTTGAAGGTACTTTAGTTACATTTAAATATACAGTTGACTCAAATGATGTTGACCAAAAGTTTATTATTCCAGCTGCAAATGCAGATACATCAACTTTAAAAGTTTCAGTACAAAATTCAGTAAGTGATACTACAACTGAAGTTTACAATATTGCAAATAGTTATTCTGGTTTAGATTCAAATACCAAATCATATTTCTTACAAGAAGGTGATGACGATAGATTTGAAGTTTATTTTGGTGATGGAGTTTTAGGTAAAAAACCTGTTGATGGAAATATTATAATATTAGAATATGTTGTAACAAATAAAACAGAAGCTAATGGTGCAAGTACATTTACTTTATCAGGCGATATTGAAGGATTTTCAGATACAACAATTACAACAACATCAAACGCAGCTAACGGTTCAGAACCACAAACAAAAGATTCAATTAGATATAATGCGCCATTACAATACACAGCACAAGATAGAGCAGTTACATCAAAAGATTATGAAACAATTGTAAAATCAGTTTATGCTAATGCACAATCAGTTAGTGCATGGGGTGGTGAAGATGATGAAACACCACAATATGGTGTTGTGAAAATTGCAATCAAACCAATCGAAGGTTCTACTTTATCTACATCTACAAAAGAAAGTATTAAAACACAATTAAAAAATTACAATGTTGTATCAGTAAGACCAGAAATTGTGGATCCTGAAACTACAACAGTTCTATTAACTTCAAATGTAAAATTTAATGAAGCTACAACTTCTAAAACTGCCGATACAATCAAGTCAAATGTAATTACAACATTAACAAGTTATAATGCAAATACATTAAATCAATTTGATGGAGTATTCAGATATTCAAAAATTATAGGTTTAATTGATAGTACAGATACAAGTATTGTATCAAATATTACAACTGTTAAAATTAGAAAAGATTTTACTCCAACATTAACAGTTTCTACTAGATATGATGTTTACTTTAGAAACGCATTATTTAATCCACACTCTGGACACAACGCAGCTGCTGGTGGTATATTAACTTCAACAGGATTTAAAATAGATGGTGATACATCAACAATATTCTTTTTAGATGATGACGGACAAGGTAATGTAAGACGATATAGTTTATCAGGTTCAACTAGAACATATGCAAATAACACACAAGGCACAATAGACTATACAACAGGTCAAGTAACAATCAATTCATTAAATGTATCAGTAGTGGAAAATATTAGAGGTGCAGCTTCAACAGTTGTTGAGTTAACAGTTACTCCTCAATCAAATGATATTGTACCTGTAAGAGACCAAATCTTAAATATAGATACAGCTAATTCAACAATAACAGTTGAAGCAGACACTTTCGTTGGAGGTTCTGCTGACGCAGGTGTAGGTTATACGACATCAAGTAGTTATTAGAGGATAATATCTGATGGCAAAATTTACTGATAAAATATCCAATCTCATAAACAGTCAAGTACCTGAATTTGTACTTTCTGACCACCCAAAATTTGTAGAGTTTTTAAAATCATATTATGCTTTTATGGAATCTGCTGAGGTTTCTGTAACAAGTATTGAAACAACAGATGGTATAAGACTAGAATCAGAAATTACAACGGACAATAGTGTATTACTTTTAGACGCTTCTCGTATAGATACAGATAGAACACAATTAGACGCTGGTG